CGTTGCCCCCATCACTAACCGTAAAGTGTGATGACACAAATAATGAAATCACATTAACAGAAAATTAAAACTATTTATTTATACTTTTTATAAATGTATATATAAATGATAAAAACTATTTCAAGGTTATATAATATAGGGAGTGGTTCAGGTAGATTGAACGGAGCATTTTGTAGTCAAATTCAAATACAATTACCTGACTTGACATTCCATCAAGACCATATTCAGAATGCTTATTTTAGTGTAGTTCACTGTGAAGTCCCCAACTCATTTTATATTGTGAATTATACGAATAATCAATTTGTTTTAAATGGAACTACATATACGCTCACAAGGGGCAACTATAATGTCAATACTTTTATCACGATGTTATTAGCAGCAATCCCAGTTGGTTATACCTTAACCTATAATTCAGCAACAACGAAACTCACAATGGGTAATGCTGTTTCATTTACAATTAATGCTTCTTCATCAGCATCAACCGTAAATAGCATCATGGGTTTAGGAACAACGAATTTAAGTGGAACATCAATCACTTTTCCAAATGTTGTGAATTTCATTCCCCTGCAACGAATAAACTTTAGGAGTAATTACTTTAAATTTGGTTGTTATTCAACGGTAGATAAATCAAATGATATATTCTTACCATTACAAAACAATGCAGGACAAAACTCTATTATCAACTATATCAATCAAACACAGAATAAGTTTTTGATTCAGGATAGAAACATAACTACCTTTGTAATTAATGTAAGTGATGATTTTGGGAACTTGATAAACTTTAATGGAGTAGATTGGTATATGACAATTCAAATAGACATAGACTATTTAGAAACTCCACGAATAACAACTTTCGGAAATGTTTTAGCACAAAGACCCACACTTTAAAATCCCCAATATTAAGGAAAAACCTTTTGCTATAATTTTTAAAAAGTATATTTCTTTGAAATTATAAAAATATATTATTCTTATAATCTATACAATGTCAACCACAATGTTCCCTTCTTCCGCTATGGGTCTCCCATCTACCTTGAAGTATGACCTTCCCCCTTCCATGTCCGACTCTGCTCGCTCTTACAGTGTCAATGTTGCCCCTGACGGTCAATCGTCAGTAACCGGCCCTACCGTAACTGCTACTGCTTTCGTTGCGAATAGTTCCGGTAATTTTGGTAATTTTACCGCCCAAAATGTGTCCTTCACGATTCCTTCTGGTATGAGTGACTCGGTCTTCCTTGACCCTGTCTCCACTACCCTTTCCTTCTCTTTGACCTACTCTACTACTACTGCTTCATCTACCACTGCTGGTTCTATCAATTTGATTGGTTCAGGTGCTTCGTTCTTTGATGCTCTTGTTCTATACTCTAATAATACCCCCATTGAGACCATCAATCAGTATGGTCTATTACAAAACTTTATGTTACAAAACACCGTCAATGCAAGTGAGCGTAACGGTGGAATTTCTATTGCTATGGGTGCTGATTCTAACAGTGCAAACGGTCAAGAAATCGCTCACACCGGAACAACTTCTTACAAATATACTTACTGCATTCCTTTGCTTTCGGTTCTCGGTGTCAATAGTGAAAAGATGTTTCCTGTTGGTTCAGTAAATAATTTACAGTTGGTTATGACAACCGCCAATATTACTCCCCTTGTGTCATACTGCACTGCCGTCGCCACTCAACCAGTCTTTACACCATTTATTCTTAACGAATTTCAACTTAATATGAAGTATATTGATGTTGGTGACATTGCTGCCTCTCAATTGAGAGCAACTCTTCAAGACGGTAAATGGTATATGAAATCAACCACCTATACCAACAGTGCTGTCAATTTACCTGCTGGTTCCACAGGAGCTCAACAGTTGTTACTCCAAATCAGAAATAGTTCCGTTAAGTCTATTCTACATCAGTTTGGTGCTACGCAAAGTGCGACAACTCCTAACCAGTATTATGATGCTATTAACCCTGCCCTAACAAGTAGACAAGTTCAAATTGGTGGTTCTTTCTATCCTAACAGACCCTTGAATGATTGCTCTCGTCCTGCTGAAGCATATCCTTATTTGATACAAGCGTTAGGTGGTGGAATCGCAAAATCGTTAGGAACTGTTGCTACGGTTGACTCTTACAATGCTGTCCTTCCTTCCATCCCTACTGGTTCTGATTCAAGATTGGTGGTGCCGGCGTCTGGTCTGCGTGCCGCATGGACTGGTTCAGATAATACATTCACACAGATTTCTAAATATCCCAATGCTGCTTTCTACGGATATGATTTAGAAAAGAGTGCAGGAATCCTTTTCAGTGGTGTCAACACTCGTGCGTCTCCCCCTTTCCTTAATTTGTTCTTGGGTGCTGCTGTTGCTACAGGTGGTATTACTTGTCAAGCATGGGGAATGTCAGATGTTGTCTTGGTATTTGACTCCATCTCCAAACAAGTGACTGCTTTCATTTAAATAATAAGTCAAAGAAAGATTCAAAGAGAGAAACATTGTGTGCCGATTAACTAAACATTGATGGATTAACTTGTTTAACCATCACTTTTATATCAATTACCTATTTTACGATTTAAACGAACAATAAAATTAATTTTATTTATCCTTTAACCTATTTAACAACTAAATTGACATCAATTTGCTTGTTAAACTATTTAACCCATCAATCTTTAGTTAAACGCCCTAAATGTCGTAACCAAACCAATCTAAAATAGACCTTACCTTTCTCTCTTTCTGAATAAATTGGTCTATTATTTTATACCGTTCTTGTGCTGCTATTTGTAACCACATGTTGTCTAAACAACATCTATGATATTGGTTATGATTTACAAACACTCGCTGATTAGAATTCTCTATGTATCTTTTACAAATCTCACATTGCTTGGTTTCACATTTAATTTCATATTCCCTATCCATATATATAGTTTAACAAAATATTTTCTAAAGAAATAATAAATGGATTTAGAAGAAAAGAAATTATATCACCACAACTATAACAAAGAGTATTACCTGAAAAAGAAACTTGCTAAACAAATTGAACCTAAATCATACTTTAGAAAAATGACTTCTTTAACTGATAGGAGAAATAATATAGAAAAACTACTTAAAGAAAATAATGAGAAAGCAGAAAAATTCAGACAACAATTAAATTCTTCATCTATATAAATGAGTCACATCACAATTAAGCATAATCAAATGCCGCCCCTAAAGAAACCATCTTTTGTGGTTGATGGGAAACTACATGATAAATTAGATGATTACGAAATTACGAAACTAATGAATAAACATAACTTCTCATTATTTTTAGGAAAAGCAGGTAGTGGAAAATCAACACTGCTTATCTCTCTTTTGCAATCCCCATCTCTTTTTAAAAAGGTGTATCATACTATTATTCTGTTTTGTCCCCCTAATAGTAGAGCATCTATCAAGAATGATTTTTGGTCTGTTTTACCTGAAGGACAAATCTATGATGAATTGAATTACGATAATTTACAAGAAGCATATTCTGTTGCAGAAGAAAACGCTTCTCAAGGGTTTAGGACATTAATTGTTTTAGACGATACACAGAAATACCTTAAAGGAGAATGTGAGAAACTATTACTACATATGGTTAATAATCGTAGACACAGTTCGTTGTCTATATGGTTGGCGTGTCAGACCTACAAGAGCATCCCATTACAAGTCCGCATGGGTCTCACATCCCTTTTCATTTTTAAAATACAGAAACAAGAAATGGCGAATATTTTTCAAGAGCAAGTAGAGATTAGCGATGAGGTATTTAAGGAAATTATTTCACTCGCATACAAAGAACCCCATCAGTTTATTTTTATAGATTCAAACACTCAACGCATCTTTTTAAATTGGGACGAAATCATTATAGAATAAAATAATATTATTTTAAAAAAAATATAATAAATATATATATTACAAATGGGCGTAGGACAATTCTTTAAAAAACTGGGTTCAGACACTAAAAAGTTCTTTAGTAAAGGCGGAGCGGCAGATGTTGGACTCCGTAAATTAGGAAATACTTTGACAAAGGTTGGCGGAGTCGCTCAATCTTTAGCGCCTTTAGCAGCAGTGGTTGCTCCTGAATTTGCCGTGCCTTTAATGGCTGGGGGAGCATTAGCGAAAGTTGGTGGGTCAACTGCCGGTGCTATTAGAAGTGGTGCGAAGAAGGGTGGCGACATAGTACAGAAATCGCAAAACATTACCGGTGCTATAACAAGTGGTATTGAAGCAGCGAAACCGTCTGCCGCTACTTTAGGAGCAAATTTCGCTTAAATTTTGTATTGAATATTTAATATTAAAAAAAATAATATTATATATTATAAATGGAACGCTCTGATAATAATGAGGAAAAAGTAAACGCCCCACCAACAAGAATAGTTAGTATGCCTTTAAAAAAGAATTTCAAGGTATGGTTAGATTCTAACAATGCTACTTCATGGACTGGAACGCAATTTGATGCAAGGTTTTTAGTTGATATGAATCAGTGTATTCGTGAGTCATGGAGACTCAATAGTTCTTATATAATGACATTCTCTTTTATTAGTAAAGCATCTACCTTTGCTGTAGGGACTGTATCAACCACTAATAATTATACTCTTCATATTGATTTAGGACAAGGCGCTCCTACCATGTATCGTTATACCGCAACAAGAATCCCTGCTGGAATAGTTCGTATATCAAGTGATGGAACAGGTGTTTATACAAATGTTGCTGCTGCTTCTGCTTTTGATATTCCTGTTTATTTTAATGCAAGACCTGCTGATAATGAAGGAGTTTTTATTAACAACTTGAAGAATATTACATCTATTAATATTAATTTAATACAAGCTGGTTCAGGAACTTTCAACAGTGCTGATACTGGTTCAGTTAATACAGCAACGAAATATATCTGCTGTTTAAACTTCCAAGAAGTTTAGGAATTCCATCTTTAAAAAGATGGAGTCAAATTTGGTTCTTGCTTTGCTGAACCTTTTCAAAAGGTATTGTTTAACTAAATTTATATAAAAATAAAATGTGTATTTATATAAATGTCAGGAAACTATGGATTTGAACCGACACTGGACGGACTAAATAATATTGATGCTGATAACACTACAACAAGTGACATCGTATGTAACACGATACAAATACTTAATAGTGGAACATCACCTACTATGATTGCTGGAGATAACACTACTCATATCGCTACTACTGCTTTTGTTACAAATGCTGTTGCTGGAGCTGGAGCAGGATATGTTTTATTAACAGGTAACCAGACCTTAACCACTGGAATAAAAACATTTACTAATTTACCAGAATGCTCTGCTGTGCCGACAACCGCAAATCAATTGGTGAATAAAACTTATGTAGATTCAGGACTATTTGTAAATCTTACGACAAATCAGTCGGTAGGTGGTGCTAAAACCTTTACTTCTAATATAATAGCAGGTTCTGGAACATTACAATCACCGAGTGGAACTGATTTATTAATAAATACATTAGGAGCAGGAGATGATGTTACAATTCAGGCATCATCACAAAAGTTCATAACTGAAGGGTGTGATTGGATATATAGTTATGCTGGGGAAAAGTTTAAAATTGGTTATGCTGTTGATACTGGATATATAAAAATAAAGACTGCTTTTGATAATTTTGAGTTTAGAGATAGTGCTGGAGCTTCTACGATGAATTTTCACGATTACGCCGCAACTGGAGGTTATAAAACTGGAGATATTACTATTGCTGATACACAAAACTTTAATTTAATACCTGCTGGAACAATTATTACGAGAGCAGTTAGTGGTTCAGTTTCAGGATATTTATTATGTAATGGAGCGAGTTATTCTACTGCGTCTGGGTCAAGTAATCCATATTTACAATTATATCTAACAATTGGATACACATTTGGAGGAAGTGGTGCTTTATTTAAAGTTCCTAATTATGAAGGTGCTTTTTTGAGGGGTCAAGGGTCGCAAACAGCAGGAAGTCCAGCTATTACTTATACTTCAGCAGCTGTTGGAGTTATTCAGCAAGACCAGGTTCTATCAGCAACTTATGCTACATCTAATGGTTATCACAATTTAGCATCAGGAGGAACTGGTAAGCAGTGTCCTTCAAGAACACAAATTACAACAGACCCTATAGATACAAGTAGTTTTTTAGCACAATTCGCAAGACAAGGAACAGAAAATAGACCTATGAATTATTGTGTGTATTATTTCATTAAATATTAAAAATAAAATATTCCATTAATATAAATGGAACACGAGTTAATAACTGATATTGCTTTAGATAGAATAATGAGTATGTTATGTTTAAAATGGTATTTAGAAGAAGATGAAGAGAGAAAGAAACAAATATACGATAATGAGATTATGCCTTTTTATAACAAAATGAATAAGATAGAATAGAATATATAATTTTTTAAAATAAAATATTATATATTAGTATAAATGAGCGGAAATTTCTGTTACATAAATCCTAAGAACTCGTTGGCGAAAGACGCAAAGATTAATGCTCTTATTGTAAAGATTATACAAAAGGTTGCTGATATTCCCAACCATCAGGAGTATAAGGGAAACATGGAGCTGTTGAAAATGATTTGCCTTATGGTAGAACATGCTATTGACAATTCAGGAAAGAAAGACAAGGTGCGTATTGATAAGAAAGACATTGTGTTTTCCGTGTATACAAGATTGTGGAATGGATTTAC